GGTGGAGGCGGTGGCGGCGGCGGAGGCGGTGGCGGCGGCGGAGGCGGTGGCGGGGGTCCTCCTGCCGGTACTCATGGCGCTGCTGGTGGACCGCCTGCGACACCGTACGCTCCGGCTGGTACGCAACCGGCGACATTGCCAGGAAGCGTTGGTTCGACTGGTTATCCAACGGGAGGTTTTACGCCGGTTCAAGATTTGACCACGGCCTCCGGTCAATCTGCGGCCGGTGCTGGTGGTGATGGTAACCAATCGCTTGCGCAACAACGCGCCGCTCTTATGAGCGAAATCGAACGTGATCCGGCGCTTCGTAATCGCATCCATCAAATTCTCGATGGCGAATCTCATGGCGATCAGACTGGCGCTCAAGGCGTCATGGAGACGATGGTCAACCGTGCGATGCGGTTGGGTAAGAAATCATTATGGGAGGTGATCAACACCAATTTTTATGGCCCACAAAATCGCGGCGAGCTTCGCAAAGTCAGCGATTCTATGGCCAAGATTGGCAACGAAGCCATAAGTCGAGTTGCTGGTGGAAGTAACATTACTGATTTTCGTGATGATCAAGGGACTAATAGATTCGGCCAGCCTGAGATGCCGAAGGGTGGATCAGGTGTTGTCAAGATAGGCAACGAGTTGTTTTACTACTCCGGTGAGGCGAACCGGCAGTGGGCCGAAAAGATGAGACGCAGCGTTGCGGGTGCTCCTACGACGGCACCACCAGATCCATCGCAGGCGTCGAAAGTTTCGATACTAAAGACGCGAGCGACGGAGCCGGGTCAAGCTCCGACGCTTCCGCCGGAGCTCACTTCTCCGACGCGGATGGCTCCACCATCAGCACAGACGGCGGCTGGTGGTCGCGGTGCTGGAAATATCATTGAAGCACAAAACAAGGAGGCAGGGGTTCGTAAAGGTGCAATCAGTGCCGACTTGAAACAAGCGTTCCAATACGCTTCTGCCCAAACCGGGCTCACCGTTCGCGTCACCTCTGGTGGTCAACGCATGGCGGGTGCTACGGGGGCGACGGGATCGCATCGTCATGATTCTGGTGATGCCGCTGACTTCGATCTCATTGACAAGGATGGCAACAAGGTTCCGCACGCTGATCCACGTGCGCTTGAATTCGTTTATCACGCTACGCGCGCTGGCGTGAAAGGCGGTGGCGCAGCGGACAGTTATATGGGTCAGTACAAAATACATCTCGACGTTGTTGGAGCGGCACGTGGGGGCGGCCCAGGAATTTACACCGGGTCGCGCCAACTGAAGGAATCATTCGCGCGGGGTGAGCGTGAACGTCTATCAAAAGAACAAGTTGCCGCAGCTATTAAAGAGCAACAGACGAAACTCGCCGGACCGTCACCAACGGGCGACACGGGTCCGAAAATAGAGACACTAAGGACGCGCCCGGTTGAGCCTCAAATTGACATATCCGGTGCTGGTTCGGCCGACGAAGGTGGTGAAGTCGCTTCTGGTAAAAGGGGTGCACCATGGTTTGGTGGCGTCGCTGCTGGGAAGGGGAGAGGCGCGGGCGGCACGGGCTTTATAGATCGTTCTGTGATGGATGGTGTTCAAGGTCGCAGCGTCTTCCACCGCATTCGTGGTAAGGGGACTGTTGACGTTACGATCAACAAGTCTGAGGACAGTCGCAGCACGCCGATTGCTGGGCCATTCAAGAAGATTAGGATGCACGGTCAGCGGCAACACGAGCCAGCCGCTTCTGGGCCACCAGAGGCGACGGCAGCAAATCACGATCCAGGGTTGGATAGCTAAACATGGTTGCAGGCATAGCGACGATTCGTGACCTCTCAAGGTTCTCCGGTTGGAGGAGCAAGCTCTTGCCAGCGCATTTCAGCGGGAGGTTATTTCATGTTGAGTCTGGCGGGCGCGAAAGTGGTCGCTCGATTGTGATGCATGAGTTCCCGAAGAAGGATCTCCCATACGCGGAAGATATGGGACGCAAGGCAGTTGAGATTAGTGTGCGTGGATATTGCATCCAATATCCGTCTGACACAGCCGCTCCTCTTTACATGAGAGACTATACTGTTGCGCGAGATTTGCTAGAGGCCCGCTTGCTAGAGGGTGGAGCAGGACAACTTCAATTGCCGATGATGTCACCAATGATTGTTACGTGCTCGCGCTACCGCCTTACGGAAGAAGAGAGGGCTGGAGGCTACTGCGTCTTTGATATGAGCTTTGTAGAACAAGGAGCTCATCCGTTCACGCCTGTGATTGATCCTACTGAGCAGCTTATTCAAACATCGAAAAACCTACGCGATACTGTTCTTCAGGCAATAGAGCGTTCGCGAGTTTCATCGGTAACACGGTTGCGACCACTATCATTGGGTAAATAACGTGTTCAAAGATGAAGCTATAGAAGCTGCTCTGATGTGTAAGCGTGTGCTTCGTGTTATGTTGACGCAGGCACCGACGCGCGGTCGTCCTGGATTCAAACTGCGGAACGCCATTGGGGATTTCTTAGCTCACTCTTTGAAGATTCTACAGAATGATGATTATGGTTTGCCGCTGGATGAGATTTTCGATTTGGCTAGAGACACCGGGATTAATCTAGCTCAGTTTCAGGGAATACACGACGCTGCAGCATCTGAGAGCCCTAAGACTGTGGGTGCAGTGATCGTGAAAAATGCGATGATCCAATTCTCTCTAGCTGCTGAATGTCGGATTATTGCTGATATGAATTTTGTCTCTCGTGATGACGTAGACTTCGTCAGGAAGAATATGAATGCTGAGTTTGCGCCGATGCAGGAAATTGCTGCGGATGACATGGCGCAAATGACTTATCAGGCACTTGTTCAGTTGCAAGCAGCTTTTGCGTTCTTCTTGGCTGAGACAACGCGACCGCTGCCGCGTATGCTTCGCTATCGCTTCTTCGAGTCGCTGCCTACTCTAGTAATGGCTTACAAGCTCTACTCTGATGCGTCTAGGGCGGACGAGCTAAGGATGGAGAACAAGAACGTCCACCCAGCTTTTATGTTGATGACGGGTAAGGCACTGGGCAACTGACGTGGCTGATATTCCTCTCGTAGGGACGAAAGCGAATGGTGATGGTAGTAGTGCGCGTGATTTTCCTTCGCCGCCATCGCCTCAACTGAGAGGGACCTCTATACCGCCGGTACCGAACCCGGATGAGATCGCTGAGCTTGTTGTCGCGGGCGGTCGCTTTCGAGATTGGGAAAGCGTCTGGGTGCAGCATCGGGCTGGTGAGCCATTTGCGTTCTTTCAGTTCACTGCCGCTGAACGGGAGCCGTTTGCTAATAGATGGCAGGCAGTGCGGTTTTACCCAGATGATCACGTGATCATTACGCTTGGCGGTAAGCTCGCTATGAATGGCATCATCACGATTCGCCAAGTTGCGTATGACAAGAAGACTCATGGGGTGCAACTGCAAGGGAAGGGGATTACGCATTGGGCAGCGAAGTCTTCGGTCGAGAGCAAGACGGGTAGCTTCGATATGAAGAACTTGGTGCAAATTGCAAAGGAAGTGCTTGCACCTTATCCTTCACCGTTAAAAGTTGTTGGAGCTGTGGATCCGACACCGTTCAAGCGCGTATCAAATCAGCCTGGTGAAACGGTGTGGGACTTTCTTGAACGGCTCGCGCGACCGCGTGGGGCGGTGCTGAGTTCTGACCATCTCGGGAATTTCAAACTATTGGGCGACGCTGAGGCAGACGTAGAAGCTGTGCTTATGGAGGGGTACAACATCCTCAAGTGCCAAGCGATCATCGACAAGGATCCATTCCACAAGAAGTATTCAGCTATTGGTTCAACTGGAAATGACAAGGGGGATGAGAAGACGCCATCGCAGGCGGGAGAGATGATGGCGTCAACGGGAGGGTCGGCTCCAGTTTATTCTCACAAGATTACGCCAGCGGAGCAGCCGGTGTGGGGTACGCCGGAGTTGCAGTCGCGGGCGGAGGCTGAAGCATTATGGCACGAGGGTGCCATCATAGAAGTGAACATCACTGTTCAGGGTTGGAAGAAGCCGAATGGAGATTTGTGGCGCATTGAAGAAGTTTACCAAGTTACGTCAGCAATGATCTCTCTCAATGAACCGCTCGCAGCACAGACGGTCACGTTCACTCAAGATCGTGCGTCAGGTACGCTTACGACGCTCAAATTGGTCCAGCCTCGGTTGCTGAAGAAGATGACGAAGTATGCAAATACGGACATGCCTCTCACTGGGGAGAACACAGTCCCTGGTCCAGGTGCGACGGACATGCCGTCAACTCCTGGTGTGAAGACATACAATCTTCCACCTGGAACATGGATGGGAGACAATGGCATTGAGGAGAAATGACTAATGCACAGAGCAACTCCACTTAACACGTCTTTCCGTGCCTATACTTCTGGCGGTGCGCGCTCTGCCGTCCATGAAGTTGACGACGACAACAAGATGCAACTAAGCAAATCGAATGGGATGAAGAACGAGACTAGAGAGAACATTGAATCACCGCAGAATTATGGCTTCACGTCAGTCATAGCCGATGCAGACAAGGGGAAGAACGGCTCTCTTAAGAACAGCGCCGAAGCCGTGATGAACTTCATAGGTGGCAACCGTTCATTCCCGATGACCACCTCTATGGATGATCGCAGGCACCGTTTGTGGAATTTGGCTAAGGACGCGGCGAAGGGTGCTGCCGCTATGTTTGGTCAGAAGGAGTGGGGTCAGCAGTATCTCAACACGGAAGACGGCCAGTTCATCACTGGCAATATGAAAAAGAAAAACAGGATGCAGCTTGTTGAGAATAAGAATGGCGAGAAGCAGAAGCAAGACCCGCAAACTGGTGCCATGATCAACCCGGAGGGGTCTTTCCGCAATGCTAAAGGCAGGCTTGTAATTCGGTCGAAGTCTGGTGTTGAGTTTGAGGTTGAGGAGCTTCATCCTGATGATATATTAAGGGTTGGGTTGTTTGCAGAAGGTGGTGGCAGTAATGGTAGCGGTGGTAGCAGTGGTGGGAGTCAGGATGGAGAAAAGAATACTGCCACTGGGCAGAAGACGTTGCATAAGGAAGAGTCAACAGTTTGGGTAGAGCAAAACGGTACCAACACGCAGTCGGTTCACGGCGATGCATACGCAACGCAGCAAACCGGCAGCGATAGCTCGACGCATTGGGAGAAGGATAAAAAGAAGTCCACACAGTGCACCGACGAGCACGTGCACATCCGCTTCAAGGACCACCGCATCTTCAACGATAAGGATGGTAATTGGTGTACGTCGCCGCTGCTCGTGAGGAAAGACGGATACTGCAAGGAAGGGTGACGGCGTGCGGTGGTGGATTAACACAGACCCGCCGAATCTGTTTTCGGTTGACAATGCGTCGGTTTCGGGCATGGATTACTCTATGCTCGATTCGAGCTTGTGGATGGTGCAGTGGACCGACGGCAAGGGTGAGATCGAATATCAGATTGACCCAAGCACCAACCACAACGGTTTGCGCGAAGGTTTCTACGACATCACGCCCTACGTTCCGTTCTTTGATCAGTTCCTTCAACGGCTGCCGCTGCTCACGCTCGATCAGGCCAAGAAGGTCAAGATTGATCTCATCAAACAACTCTTCGAGTCAAAGCGGCAGTTGCCGTTCCATTATCCGGTCGCGGCCGGTGACTACTGGTGGGATGCGACTGATAGCTCGCTCTACGCGTCAACTGCAGGAGGGGTGCAGAGCGCAATCGTCAAGCTCAACGAAGTGATCTCGCGACTCAATGGCTTGATTCCAAGCATCAATGCAATTGACAGTTCGATTTGCAGTCAGGCGAACACAGTTTTCGGGCAAGTCAATTCGAACATCACAGATCGCGGCAACGGGCTGATTGGCCAGCTCCAGACGATGGAGAACGAAGTCGGGAGTGCTGTCGTCAATCCTGCAAACGCCGCTCTCAATTATCAGAACTCTTCGTGGCTCGCCACGATCAATTCGACCCTGCAAAGGAATTCGGTTCCTGACGGAACCGGTAGCACTATGTTTGTTGCCGCACCGGGACTGAGCGGGAACATCCCCGCGACGACTGACAGGCTTACTTACCTGACGACCGTCCTCAACTCGACGTTCATCTATGTTGGCACCATCAGCTACGGTGGCGGCATCTCGTGGACGCCGATCACGAACGTGTCGCCTGCTAACGCGCAATGGATACCGATTGGCTCAACGACGCCAGTGAACGTAACGCCGGATGAGCAGACTGCAATCCTAAAAGGCATCGCGGATCGTACGAATGACTTGTTTGTAATCAAGAATCAGAAGATCGGTGAAGTGAACGCATTGACCACAGTCTATGACGTTATCGCTTATGACGTGCTCGCGGATTGGCCGGATATTCCTGTGCCGCCTGGTTACGTTTTACAAGCGCCAGTCGTGCCGCCATCTGGTGGCATCTCGATCATCGGAACACCGAGCGGCGGCGGTGGCAGTGGCATTCCGGAAGCGCCAAATGATGGCGTCACCTATGGCCGCCGTAGCATGGTGTGGAATCCGGCACTCGCACTTAGCGGTGATGTGTTGGATGGCGGCACATTTATTTCGCGGGAAGGCATCTTCTAAATGCCGGATGTTATCCGCATCAAGCGGCGCACGTCGGGCGCGGCGGGTGCTCCAACGTCGCTGGCCAATGCCGAGCTTGCTTACAACGAAGTTGGCGATGTCCTGTACTACGGTAAGGGCAATGACGGCACGGGTGTTGCCACGAGCATTGTTGCGGTTGGTGGCAGCGGCGCGTTCCAGCCGCTCGATGCTGACTTGACTGCTATTGCGGCGCTCACTGGTACCAATGTCATCTACTACCGGTCTGCAGCCAACACGTGGGCCACAGTCACAATCGGCACCGGGCTCACGTTTATCGGCGGTACTCTTTCGGCGACCGGTGGCGGTGGCACTGGCAATGTCAGCAATGTCGGGACGCCAACCAATGGTCAACTCGCGCAGTGGACCGATACGACGCACATCCAAGGGGTCGCTGCGTCATCGCTCGGTTTTGCGCCACTGGCATCGCCTGTGTTCACAGGCGACCCGCGCTCAGTCACACCTGCAACAGCAGACAATGACACCAGTATTGCGACGACAGCTTTTGTCAAAGCACAGGGTTATGAGATCGCAGCTAACAAAGGAGTTGCCAACGGTTACGCCTCGCTTGATGCCACGACCAAGGTTCCAGCCGCGCAGTTGCCGAGTTACGTTGACGATGTAGTTGAGTATGCCAATCTTGCAGCATTCCCTGTGACTGGCACGGCTGGGTTGATCTACGTCGCGCTTGACACAAATAAGATTTACCGTTGGTCTGGATCGGTTTATGTTGAAATATCTCCCTCGCCAGGTTCTACAGATGCAGTACCGGAAGGCTCTGTCAATCTTTATTACACTGACGCGCGTGTGGCGGCGAATGCGACTGTTGTCAGCAAGGCACCGCTGGTATCTCCGGTATTCACTGGCGACCCACGTGCACCAACGCCAACGGCGGGAGATAATGATACCTCAATTGCTACAACCGCCTTTGTGACGAGTGCGATTTCGACTGCAGGTGGGAGCTATCAGCCGCTTGACGCGGACTTGACTTCGCTCGCGGGTGCGAGCGCGACCGGCGCGATCTACTACCGTAGCGCGGCGAATACGTGGGGGCCGATCACCATCGGCGGCAACCTCACGTTCGCGGGCGGGACGCTCAACGCCACGGTTGGTACGAGCGATCTTGCGAGCTACGCGCCGCTGGCTTCGCCAACTTTCACTGGCGATCCAAAAGCGCCGACGCCAGCGACGGCGGACAATGACACGTCGATTGCAACGACGGCGTTCGTCCAAGCCAATCTCGCGAACTATCAACCATTTGATGCTGACCTAACGGCGATTGCCGCGCTAACCGGCACCAACGTCATTTACTACCGGAGCGCGACGAATACCTGGGCTGCGGTGACGATTGGCGCAGGTCTCACGTTCACTGGTGGCACACTTACTGCGAGTGCGGGTGGCGGCAACGTCAGCAATGTCGGGACGCCAGCGAACAACCAGCTCGCGGTGTGGACGGCAGCGACCACGATCAAGGGCGATGCCAACTTCACTTGGGATGGCTCGACCCACCTCATTGGTGCGCCTGGCCGCAACGGCATCCGTATCACCACGCTGGCAACTGGCAATTCACAGGGTTTGCTCGATGCCTTCGGTATCGATGCCAACATCTCGCTCGGGTTCTCATCCAAGGGTGTGAACCCGATCAACCTTGCGACTAATGGCTACGGCAATTATCAGGTTGCCATCAATCACCAGACGGTCGCTGGTCTTATCAATCTCCAAGGCGGCGATGGTAACAACAACATTCAGTTAACGGGCGGCGCGTCCGGCAACAAGCTCGGTATTCTTAATGTGAACCTGACTGGCGCGCCGACAGCGGTTACGCCAGCGAGCACGTCAAACGATACCAGCGTTGCGACAACCGCGTTCGTGAAGAACGCGGCGATCACAAATATCGTCATTCAGAAGTTCACGGCATCTGGCACTTACACGCCGACTGCCGGGATGAAGTTCTGCATCATTGAATGCTTTGCTGCTGGTGCGGGCGGCGGCGGTACGAACAATTCGGTGTCTGGCCAATCGTGGGCCGGTGGTGGCGGTGGCGCGGGCGGCTACTCGCGCGCGGTTAAGACCGCTGCGCAGATCGGCGCGTCGGCGACGGTTACCATCGGCGCGGCGGGCAGCGGTGCGGTTGCCGGTGGTGCCGCTACTGCTGGGGGCGACACCAGCGTCGGTGCGCACTGCATCGCCAAAGGCGGCAGTCCCGGTGTTTCGCAAACCGGTTCGGCGAACGCACCGGGCGGGGCAGGCGGGATTGCCGGAACCGGCGACGTTACTGGCACGGGGCAGGCGGGCCAGCCGGGGTTGCTTGCGGCTATCACTCTCTCCAGTCACGGCGGCGCGGGCGGGAGCACAATGCTCGGCAGTGGTGGGCCGATGACTATGACGGCGGGTGCGGTAAATGGTGCGAGCGCGACGGGGTACGGCGCGGGCGGCGCGGGCGCTGGCTCCTTCGGCGGGAATGGCTCTGCGAACGGCGGCAATGGTTCGCCTGGCTTTACTAACATCACCGAGTACATCTGATGCCTGACATTCGGCTTGTACAGTCATCAATCTTCCCTAACCATCCGGCATACTCTGTCGCGTGCGATTGGATGTTGCTTGATGACGGTACCCTTGATGAAACTCAAGCTCTTGCTACGGCAGTTATTGTTGCGCTTGGGACTGATGCACTTGCCAGCGTTGATGATCTTCTTCCTGACCCTGACTCGTCCGACCGCGCGGGGTGGTGGGGCAATCTTGATGCGCAGGAGATTTGGAATGGCTGGGATATTGGATCAAAGTTGTGGCTGCTGAAGCGATCAAAGATAGCTCCACCGGAATCGCTTGAAGGCTCTACTGTACAGCGCGTTGATCAATATATCCGTGACGCGATTCAACCCTTCCTAGACCGGCGGATCGCTTCTCACATGGAAGTCTACGTTGAGCGTGTCCATCGCGATCAGATCAATGCAGTGATTCGGCTCTTCCGAGGGCCGACTGCTGAGATAGAACTTCGTTACCAGATCCTTTGGACTGACATTATCGCGGGTGAGCCTGTCGGTGAGTTCATAACAGGTGGTCCGCCTTGGGGATAAGAGATGCCTTGGTCAACTCCTACGCTCAAGACAGTTAGATCGCTCGTTCGCGATGCTATCCGAGGCAACCTTCCAGGTGCTGATGCATCAGTGCCTAATTCTGTCTTACGCGTCATGTCTGACGCCATGGGCGCGCTTTGTCATTTAACCTTACAATACATCGACTGGCTCGCTCTTCAGCTCCTCCCTGATACCGCCGAGACTGAATGGCTTGATCGCCATGGTGACATATGGTTAGTCAATGCGGATGGTACAACGGGAAGGAAGCTTGCAACGCTCGCGCAAGGGACCGCAAACTTTACAGGTCTTGTTGGTGGAATAGTCATCCCAGCTAATTCTACGCTCTCTTCAGGAAGTGGTTTTTTCTACGAGACAATGGAGGACATCGTTACTGCTACTGGTGGTGCTGCGACGCCTGGGCCGATTCGCGCGCTTGACCCTGGGAGTGGAGGCAATCTTGAACCAGGAGATGGGTTGGCACTTCAGGATCCGCCAGTGAACGTTGTTGGTGGTGCGACCGTTATTGAAGTTGATGGTGGGACTGACGAGGAGACCGATGATGAACTGCGGATGCGTGTTCTTCATCGCATTCGTCAGCCACCGATGGGTGGAGCGGCTCACGATTACGTCCAATGGGCGCTCGCCGTGCCGGGAGTGACCAGGGCATGGTGCAGTCCTCTAGAAATGGGAATGGGGACTGTAACGGTGCGTGTGCTTTTTGATGATTTGCGTGCTGATAATGATGGCTGGCCAACGCAAGATGACTTAGACAGTGTAACTGCCTATCTAGATACAGTGCGCCCGGTTGCAGTGAAAGATTTTTGGGTACTTGCACCCATTAAGCAATTCATTGATGTGCACATTGCCAACCTAGTGCCTGATAATAATGAAATACGTGCCGGTATTGAAGCTAGTTTGCAAACTATGCTGTTTGAGAAGGCCTCGCCGGGGCAAACAATTTTTGCCGTATGGAAATCACAAGCGGTTATGGATGCTCCTAATGTTATCTCTTTTGATTTACGCAATTGGGCAGATGACGTAATGCCAACATCTGGGCACATGGCTGTGCTTGGTGACATCGTGTATGAGTATTAGTTATGGCTATTGGAGTTTATCCAGGTGACCGGCATGTACGCCGCTTAGGTAGTGATTATGCTAATCAATTCTTAGCGTTACTCCCGCGCGGGCAAGCATGGCCGAAAGAGCCAGCCTCAACTTTATGGAAGGTTTGTTACGGACTTGCAGAATATTGGGGCTTTGTAGACGGGCGCGCGGCTGACCTGCTAGAGCGTGAGTCCGACCCACGCAAGACGATAGAGCTTCTGCCGGACTGGGAACGTGCATGGGGTTTGCCCGACCCTTGCTTCCCAAGCGCAACCACCATTGGCGAGCGTCAACGCATGCTCGTCATGGTGATGACCATGCTCGGCGGGCAGAGCCGCGCGTGGTTCAAGTGGGTTGCGGACTGGATTGGTTTTCCGCTGAAGTTGGAACGTTGGTACGAATACGACGATAGCGGAAACGTTATTGCGACGCATAACTCGTCAATCCACGAATGGTCACCGTTTACGGCGGGGATCAGCCATTGCGGTGACACCCGCATGGTTTATGACAAGACCGGATATTTCAGGTGGGAAGTTGGACCGCCTGAAATGCGTTTCTACTGGACAATCCAACCCAACCAAGCGCAGGTCATTTGGTTTCGTTGCGCGAGCGGTCAAGCGGGTGTCGATCCGCATTGCCGCGTCAACACCGGCACCGATATTGCGTGTCTGTTTACGCGCTGGAAGCCAGCACAAACTGATCTAGTATATGACTATAGCAGTCTTGCACTCGGTGGCCCAATGCAAGGTACGCCGTAGGGAGAGCAATGTCATGAAATACGTTCCGCCATACGGTCGTGAAACAGAAGGCGACAGTGCCAGTTACGTCAACGGCAATCCTGCGACTGGCGTACAAGGCTCGATTCCGCCCGCGAATGCTTTTGAGCATCCGATGCGGGAGATCGTCAACGTCATCAGCAAGAATAAATTTTCACCAAGTGAGGCTGATCTCCTACAAATGGTTAAGGGCATCCGCAGTCAGCGGGTGAATTATTCTGAAGACACTGGGCCAGCCAACGCATTGATCGTAGCTCTTGACCCGCCACTTGCTGAGTACACCCTCGGCTTGCCGTTGCGCGTCAAGGTATTGCATACCAACTCAGCCATCGGCGCTACTCTTGACGCTGGTTGTGGGGCGCGCAGTATCAAAAAGATGGATGGTGCCGACCCTGCTGTAGCGGACCTCCCTGCTGGTGGTGTCATTGAGGTTACGTGGGACGGCACCTATTGGCAGCTTACCAATTTCGGCGGCGCGGGTGCGGGCGGCGGCGGCTCGACTTACACTGTCAACATTCCGTACGCGGTCGACACCGGCACAGTGAATGCGATCAAGGGAATTTTCTCGCCTGCGATCACGGTGATCAATCCCGGTTTCTGTTGTTTGGTCAAGCTCGCCAACACCGTCACCGGGCCAGCCACATTGCAAGTGAATGCTTTGCCACCGAAGACCGTGCTTGCCTCTGATAATGGTCCGTTGCTGCCGTCTGACATTGTTGCAGGCAACATTGTCTTTTTCAAATACGATGGCACCAACTTCATTGCTGATACTGATATCACGGTCTTGTCGAGCTTCACTGTCAACGTTTCCAACACGTCAGCTTTCGATTCGGTCATGACTTCGCTCAAGCGCAAGCTGATCGCGCCAGCAGCTACCGTCACCATCCAACTCGGCAGCGGCACCTACACGCCGCTCGCGGTTAACCACGTCAATGGTGACCGCATCGTTGTCAAAGGAACGATGCTCGCGGCAGCGCCGCTGCCCACGGACTACACGGCGACGGCGTTTGGGATCAATACGCCGGACGCGACCGCGAACCTCAGCATGCTGCGCGCTCGCTATGGTTCCGAAGTGCAGCCAAGAACGGCGCATGCCAACAATCTGGCACCAGGTGTCGCAGTCGGATTGTTCAATCTTGGGGCCGGGCAACCATTGTTCCAAGACATTCTCGTGACCGGCGACGATTCAAGAAATCTAAATCAAGTCCCGGTCATTGTCGGGGCTGTCGCCAATCAGGCTCAGCGGTTGTCGCTCAAGAATATCGCCGTGTGGGGTTGCATGCATGGCATCACCGCCGAAGCGAATGGCGTCATTGATGCCAATGCTTGTCAGGTGACAGCGTCTACGCTCGGCTTCTATGCCCACGATGGCGGTGGTCTGCGCCTGCGCGGCGCGCCAACTGTGTGCCATGGCTGCAATCTTGGCATCACCGCGACGCTTGGTGGTTGGATCATGGGCTACACCGATGGCACCTTCTACGCTCGCTACAACAGTGCTTATGGCGTTGCTGCCAACGATCACGCGCGGGTCTACTTCGCCAATCTCACCGCCACGCCGAACACCAACAATGATCTGCTTTGCTTCAACACGTCGGAAATCGCGCTCGGTGGATACACCTGCGTATTCTCGACTAACTCTCCGGCACTGAACACGGTCGGTAACGGCGCGTCTATTATCGCGCAACCGGCTGGCATAGTACCAAACTTCTAAAGGGAGGACGCAACGTGCAAGTCTACGTCCTGACTTCCGCCATTTCCGACACCGTCAACACTCCGGTGATCGCGACTTATGACGACGCGACTGTCCTCGGTCCCGACGCTCACCCCAGCGCCACGTTGTTTATCTTCACGACCGGCAAGCATCTCAGTTACGAGACTGGCGGCCAAGTGCTGTTGCCGTCATGGCGCGACGATCTCGACGACGTGATCGACTTCGAAGCTGAGCGTCGAATTAACATTCCGTTCGCGCCGTACAAGCAGCGCAACGCCACGCGCAAGACGCAAGAGTACAATGCTGCTTACGGCATGGATCAAGCCAACTGGCCGCCCGATGCAGTGGCCGGGCAAAATGAAATCAACCGTGGTTGGAATTACGTCACGCAAGTACGTTCGGCTTCGAACAGTCTGAAGAACACGGCACCGCTCAATCCTTGCGACGACTCTAATTGGCCTGCGACAATTCCGCCGATCACCGTGCCGGTTTAAGACATGACAGTACCAACCAACATTTTAGCGATACCGCTGGTTTCACTGATAGTTGAAACTGGGACGAATGAGGACTGGGTCGACTCACTTCTATTTTTAGTTGATGATGGGACTGGAAGCCCACCACAACTTGATCTTACTGGAATTGAGTTTACCATGGAGATACGACGCTCCTCACCAGACCATGAAGTTGTGCTCACCGGCACTACTAAGGATGGCACGCTCGCAATAGGCGCATGGCCGGACACTGGTTACTTGTTGATCAACATTGACCATGAAGTTATGAAAGTCATCCAACCTGGGGATTATGTAGGAGATATTGTTGGCAATGATGCTGAGTCAATAAGACGCTGCATCTTGATGACGCTTAGCGTTGTGCAAGGGATCACGCGACCATGACCATTCGTAGTATAAGCACGACCCAAAGACCAGGTGTCACTACTACACTGGGGGATATAATCCCTTCAGCGATAGCGTTAGCAGCACCATATGCACCGCGCGGCTCTTATGTTAGTGGGACAAGTAATTCATCTGCTGACACCGGGTTAGGGTCTGTAAGCTTTACGATCAATGAGCATGGCTTGGGCTTTACACTTGGGCAACGCATACGCGCCGCAGCGCGCGGGACCACGCCGCTGGTTTGGATGGAAGGTACCGTTACCGCTTATACAAATGATGTGCTGACGCTTGACATTGACTTGCTTTCTTCAACTGGTGGTCCGTATGCGCCATGGGACATTGGTGTTACCGGCGAGCAAGGGATGCAAGGGCCACGTGGCGATCCTGGCCCGCAAGGTACACCCGGTGCGGTGCCTGAGGCTCCCACCGATGGCAAATATTACGGGCGGCAATTCAGTGGCGGTGTCTCAGCATGGAAACCTGTAACTGAAGAAGCCCCTGGTGGCGGTGCCACTTATGGGCGGTCGGCTGTTACATGGGTGAACTTGGCAGGGATTTTCCAGCCGCTTGACAGTGAGTTGAGTGCACTTGCAGGGTTGGCTTCAGCCGCTGACAAGGTGCCGTACTTTACTGGCCCTGGTGCCGCAGCGGCTATGACTGTCACGGCTGCAGCGCGCACCTTATTAGATGACGCCACGACTGCGGCAATGGTTGCGACGCTCGGGGCGCAGCCGCTCGATGCCGATCTCACTTCACTGGCAGGAGCATCAGCAACCGGTGGCCAGCCTGCCGGCTCCGCGACGCCAACAGGGCTTTATTATCGCAAGTCCGCTGACACGTGGGTGCCGGTCAAGATGGGCAACGGCATCTCGCTCGACGGCACTGCCGACACTATCAACGTCGTCTCAGGCGGTGGCAACGTCAGCACGTCCGGCACGATTGCGACGAACGATCTCGCGCAGTGGGCCAGTGCGAATACGGTCAAGAGCCTGCCAGTCGCGACCCACCGCACCAACGCAGTGTTCACCGGTACGTTCAGTGTCAATGGCCCTGCTGGTGGCAATAATTTATTGCTGCAAGGTGCGGCGTCGGGTGGCAACCCGACCATTCAGGCGACCGGCACCGACACCAACGTCAACTACATGATGTCGAGCAAAGGTGCGGGCCAGCTTTCGTTCTATACCGGCTCGTTTAACAATGTTCAGGTCTCCATTCTACATCAAACGACGGCTGGTGTTTTGGTTTTCAACGGCGGCGACGGCACCAGCAACATCAGTCTCGGTGGCGGCGCGAGTGGCAATCGCGTCGGCATCGCCAACGCTAACCTGACTGGCACGACGACGACGACGACGCCTGCGCCAACGTCGAATGACAACAGCGTCGCAACCACCGCTTACGTGCGCGGCGCGATAACGCCGACACCACCGACCGGACGGTTGACGCTGGCGTCTAATACGCCAGTCATGAGTAGCAACATCGCGGGCGCGAACACGATCTACTACACGCCCTACGAGGGTGCGATGATCCCGATTTTTGACGGCACCAGCTTCATCATGCTGCCGTTCAACGAGTTGTCGTGCTTGCTCAGCGACACGACGAAAAATCCGTCGCCGATTGGGACCAACAGAGGCAACGATTGGTTCGTCTGGAACGACGGCGGGACGCTGCGATTGAGCCATGGCACCGACTGGGTAAGCGACGGTGCGCGCGCCGTTCAGCCGGTGCGAGTCAACGGTCTGTGGGTCAACAGCACGTCAATCACGAATGGTCCGGCGGCGCAGCGCGGCACATGGGTCGGCAGCACGCGCTCTTCGGCGGGTGTTCTCGACTGGAACGTGGGCGGCATCGCCGCTGGTGGCGGTGCGGCGTGGCTCAGCGTTTGGAACACCTACAACCGCAAGCGCATCGTCGCGCTCGTGCGCGACAGCAACGTCTCGTGGGACTACGCGGTCGCCGCGTATCG